AGTAGGATTCTACCTGTGGTTTTAGCTAAGAATAATAATCCGGCACGCTGTTGCATGCAGATACTTATCCGCCTGCTGCCTTGAAGTTCCATTCTCCTGGCATATACTCGCCTTCAAAAGCCTTGAGCCATTGATCACCGTCCCACTTATACTTGATTCCTGTACGAATATTTTGGATATGAGTAGGGGAGAATGTTTCTCCCGCCATGTCGGCAGCTTCTAATGTGTTGTCCACAGGATTCCAAACGGTAGCCCATGTTTGTCCAGTCCATTCTACTATGGAGTTGGCTACAATAACAGGATCGGTTCCGTCTTGGTTTTCCCAACTTGAGTCGTTGTTGCTGGGATTACGCCAAGCCTGTGGTCCACGATATGGAACACTGGTGCTGTCTGCTGGGTTAGAAGGAAGATTAATAAATCCTCCACGGTTCTCACTGTTGTTGACATCGTCTAACATTAAGAATCTTAAACCCAGCGGTATGGCAGCATGCGAGCCGTATACTTCTAGAGGATTGTATTTGTAAGGATCTATAATAGCGTCTACTGTGCCTCTAGCAGCGATGCCTGGTATTGTGCTGGCTATGTCGTCATTGGCAGGGTATGTGTCTGCATCTAGCGTCACTGTGAGCACTGTGGCGTCTAACGGGTTGATCACAAACGTTCCTACTATTTCAAATCCGCTGAATTTCTTAAACCACACTTCACTGCCCGGTACATATCCGCCTTGTACTTCTAAAATCTTAGCCCACTCTACAGGCTCACCATTTTTGTATTCACGCTGATCGAGCCCAGTTGATATCACTGCGTCTGTAGGGTTCACTATAGTGAGATCATATTGGTTGTCGTTGACTGAACCTGTGTTAGATTTAAACAGCAACACTCGATAACGTCCGTATGTTTTTCCAACCAATGAAGTGTTAGGCTGTGAAGTATTGTATATGAGATCTGAAAGATTTAATACTTCTCCTTGTTCTGTAAACACATTGGCCACTATGCTCTGTACTATGCCTAACTTTTTAACCTTGGCCGGTGGTGATATAAATATCGGCATTTCAAAATCCATACTGCAGATGTCTATGTCTGATTCTGCACCTTGAGGAATAGTTCTGCTGGAAAAATTAGTGCTGGTCAAATACATGGCACTGAGACTGGTCCAGTCTATGTAGTTGTCTGTGGTCTGTAGTTCCAGACTGGGATTAAACAGCACCAATATCTGTTCTAACAATTGCAGTTTTTGATCTGTATTTGATGTCCACAAGTCAGCTTTCATAGTTAGCTTAAATGGAGTAGGCATAAGTCTTTCAACTGTATAGCTACCGCCTTGTGCGCCTGAATATTCTCTAGTACCATTGGCGTCTGTGAATCTACGTTCTCTTATGTGTATCTTAGATACGAATGTAGGATCACTGAGCCTACTGGTATCCATTTCAATGCCAGTGATATAACAGGCTATCCTAGGCACAGTGGGCATTTTATTTTCTGAATTGTCTTTGATCATGCTGGCCACTTGTCTAGTCAAGTCGCCGTACATCACAGGTATCTGTTTCTGCTCACCGTCCCCTGCTTGATATTTAAATCCAATGAACACACGCATGAATTGTGTAACATAGCGTCTTATCTGTCCGTCATAGTGAAAATCCATTATAGGTCTGCCTCAGGTCTAAGAGCCTTGCTGAGACTCTGCTTTTCTTTGACTGTGTGTCCGTCAATAGTACTCACAGTGGGATTATTAATGAATGTGGCCTTCTGGGTCTGTCTTACATCTTTGCCTGCAAATGTGCCGGCGGCCACATCGCTGGCTCCAAGATTGCTCATAGTCATGCGCACATTATCTTCAAATTTACGCCATCTTGCCCCGTCGAATCTAAACAGTCTGTTGGGTAGATAATCTGTTCGCAGTGCAAACTGTCCATTGATAGGATTGTTCGGGAAAGAAATGCCTGCGGTAAAAGGAGCACCATTAGGAGGCATACCGTCTTCGGTTAGATAGCCATCATATCCATCTCCGTCTGACGTTAATATTACGCTGCTGGCAGTCTGCCCGACATACACAGGATTGCCGTCTGTGTCATACAACAGATTACCAGCTTCGTCGGTGGCCTGCGTAGCAGCATCTACAGTGACGTCTGTGGCATCTGTACTGGCTAATTCTACATCACCGTCGGCAGTACGTTGGAGCGTATAGTACTTGCTGGTGTCGTAGCCGCTGCGTGGTGCATCTGCTTCTGCTTGATTTAATACCGCGGCAGTGATCTGCATTTCTTTTTCGTAGGTGCTGACTACATCTCTCAGCGTATCAGCTAACGCAAAATAAGTAGTGTTAGGAGGAGCCACACCCGTAACTTCTTGGATTACCTGATATTTTTTGCCGTTGGCAGCAAGTACAACATCATTAGGATAGTATGTTACGGTCGAGTTGTAAGTGCCTTTGTAGAATTCTCTGTCTGCAATGTCGTCTAAGATCTGTTTGAATTCTTGACTGTCTACTAATGGCTTGCACTTGGCACGATACAGATGTGGGTACCATGTGGCTGAAAATCCTTCTGCTGCTCTGCTGACTTCTTCAATCACAAAGAAACGTTTTAAGGCAAATGTCAAATCATTAAGAGCATACTCATCTTTGAGATGTGGTAGTTCAATCACATCACCTGCTATGATTTTACGACCTAATTTTTCCACAGTATCCGTGATGTGGAAAGTGATAAAAATAGTGTCATTCTGCAGGAACAAGCCGAACTGGCTGAGATTAAAATCAATATCAGATATATTGTAGACCCCGCGCATCACATACACATCAGGATCATACTTGCGATCTCTATTTTCTAAAAACAATAGATCCTGTATGTTTGCTACATTATCAGTGGTATAGTTAGGAGTACTTGGAGTATCACCTTGTATAGATGCCCCCGGCCCGATGTATCTGTGCACCAGCACATCTGTACCGCCAACTTGGAACATTTCCCAGGCGGATCTATCTATAAAGCGGAAATCGTTGCCCTTTTCGGGACGGTATAAACTGAGTCTTGGCATAGTCATATATTTACCGCTACGATAAATACTCGTATGAGCACATCAGACCAAGCCAAAAATTCTGTTTACAACTACTGCAAAACCATGCTAGGCGATGGTATGGTAGATGTAGAACTAGATCCCATCCATTACGACACAGCACTTAATCGTGCTCTAGCAGTTTTCCGCCAGCGTAGCGATAACGCTGTGGAAGAAAGCTATATGTTTTTAACCTTAACTGAGAGTACCAACGAGTATATATTACCTAAAGAAATACAACAGGTACGTCAAATATTCCGCAGATCAGTGGGCTCGAGAACTGGCAACGGCACAGGAGGCACAGTATTTGAACCATTTAATTTGGCCTATGCCAATACCTACCTGTTAAGCAGCACTAACATGGGCGGTTTACTAACATATGAATTGTTTAGTCAGTATCAGGAATTAGTGGGCAAGATGTTTGGTAGCTACATTAATTTTACTTGGAATCCACAAAATCATAAAATTATCATACATCAACGCCCTCGAGGCGAAGAAAGTGTTATGCTAATGGTGTATAATACCAAGCCAGACTTTGCTATCATAGACGATGTGTATTCTGGACAATGGATCAAGGACTATGCTTTGGCCAACTGCAAGATGATGCTAGGACAAGCTCGCAGCAAGTTTGGACAGATTGCAGGACCACAAGGTGGCACACAGCTCAACGGCACAGCACTGATCACAGAAGGCCAAACCGAAATAGAAAAACTAATGGAAGATCTCAAAACTGGTATTACCACCCAGGGTTGGGGTTGGATAACTGGTTGACATCTTAATTTCACACATGTTATAATTGTTCTAAAGGGGACAATTTATGATCATAGGTGTATGCGGTTTTATAGGCTCGGGCAAAGACACCGTAGCCGACTATCTAGTCAATTTTCACGAATTTCGCAGAGAAAGTTTTGCTTCGACACTCAAAGACGCTGTAGCCAGTGTGTTTGGATGGGATCGAACTCTGTTGGAAGGACGCACTGCACAGGCTCGTGAGTGGCGAGAACAAGTTGATCCTTGGTGGGCAGAACGCTTAGACATGCCTACATTAACTCCTAGATGGGTTCTACAATACTGGGGCACAGAAGTATGTCGTAGATCGTTTCACGATGACATATGGATCGCTTCGCTGGAAAACAAGCT